TTAAGAATCTGGTTGTAGCTTGGGGTAAGGATTATGATGGTGCTTACGCTGTGTTTGGGGATGGGAAGCTGAATATCGACAGTGATTACAATCTGAAGAAGTTGACTAGGGAGTATACGCAGTGCAAGCAGACAGGATGGATGTCAACGGGTGGAGTAAGTGGGTTGATTTCGCATGAGTATGGTCACACCGTAGGAGACCATCTGATAGCAACAGGCAAGATGAAAGAGGCAGATATGAAAAAAGCGTTCAAGAGTACGAAGCTTAGTTCGCAGTATTCAAAGACAGACCATCATGAAGCGTGGGCTGAGTCCTTTGCTAAAATAGCTACAGGTGGAAAGGTTGAGGCAGGTACATTCGATGCGTTTGTACAGGGAGTACTGACCAAGAATTATGCATAAGGAGGACAGGACTATGGTAACTAGAAAACCGCCAAAGTGTTATGAATGTGTAAAGGTGCACGAGAAGTCTTTGAAAGGGATGAAAGTCACTGACAAGGCTAGTTGTGAAAAGTACCCGAATGGGATACCTGATTCTGTATTCTTTGATGGCAAGGCATGTCCGTTTCTGGTACTCAGTGATAATGCCAAGAAAGAGCAACAGAGATTGGCAGGGATAAAGATAGATGAGAACAGTGAATAGTTGGAAAAGGTTGCCCGGGAATTTTGATGCACTGAATACGTTCAACCTGTTTGGCATTGACAATGATTATGGTATCCCGACTTTACGAAAAGACTACTTTGTTCCAGAGTGGTTATTGCCTGTCAAGCAACGTGTGAGTGGGGATGTAGATATGAAGAAGGGTGCTGTACATTTCTTCGTTGACGATTATCACTTTGAACACGTATGGACTAGGCCAGTGCAGACTTTGTCCTTAGTCAAGAAGACAGGTAGGGCATTGACACCAGATTTTAGTCTGTATGCTGAGTACCCGAAAGTGTTACAGGTTTGGAATACGTATCGTAGTAGGTGGATTGGTTGCTATTGGCAGAGTAATGGCATAGAAGTACTGCCATCTGTAACTTGGGCAGACGAGAGGAGTTATGAGTTCTGCTTTGCTGGGATAGAGAAGGGAAGCATAGTAGCCATCTCGACTGTAGGGGCAAACAGACCGAAGGAGGTCAGGGAATTGTTCATCGCAGGGTTTGAGAAAATGGTTGAGGTGATAGAGCCAGAGTTGGTCCTTGCTTATGGTGAAGCCACTCCGATTAAGCTGGAGGATTATGTTAAGGTGCAGTGGTATCCCAGCTATTGGAAAACGATGCGGGATATAGTTGCAAAGAAAAAGAAAAAGGAGGAGAACGTCAATGCATGAGGAGATTTTGAAGGCATGGAGGAAAGCTCGTAAAGCAGATGCGAAGGCTAAGGCTAAAGTGAAGAAGCCTGTTGCTCCGATTCCACCTGAAAAGCTGACTAAGGCCGAGATAACAGTTGAGCTTGAGAAAGCCGGGATTACGTTCAACAGACGAGCGAGTAAAAAAGAACTGCTTGCACTCTTGCAGGGATAGGAGAATGTATATGGCTGAGGAGAAGAAAGTAACTGTTATTGTATCGTTAGGTGGCAGAATGGAAATAGACGTTGAGGATAGTGTAGACCCACAGAAGGTCACAGATTTTGTGGTGAGTACACTTGGCATAGACCTTAGTCGTTTGTATCAGCCATTTGTAGTACTGGCAGATAATGCAACGGGTGAGCATATGCCAATGGAAGAGGCTCTGCCACTGTCCAGTTTCAAAGATTCGAATATGCTAAGAGTAGTATTGCCGTTAAAGTTGGAGGGATAGGACATGAGTTCATTGGCACTGGAGGATAGACGTATAGTCCAGAGTCTTGACGAGCTAACGTTGGGGTTCACGAGAAATGATATTGAAATGCTGATGCAGATTCTGCGTGACAACGAAGGTAATGAAGTAGAGATTCTGCAAAATCTGATGGGCTATACGTATAAGTATGTTCCAGTGAAGACGAGGGAGTTCATTGAAAGTCCCCAGTACCTTGGCTTGGAAGGACAAGTGTTCCCACGTTTGCTTGATGACCTTGAAGAGTTATTTGACGGTGACTATGTAGAGGCTGTTTTGACAGGAGCCATTGGTTGGGGTAAGTCAACCTTTGCTGAGATAGCGACTTGTCGGATGTTGTATGAGATTTCTTGTTTGAGAGACCCCCAGAAAGTCTATGGCTTGATGAAGGGGTCTGTCATTGTTTTGCTCAATGTTGGGGTTACACGGGATAATGCCAAGAAGATTGTGTTCCAAGGCATAAAGAATAAGATTCATGCCAGTCCGTACTTTGTCGAGAAGTACCCGTATGGTCCTTGGAACAATGAACTCAGGTTCCCGAATAATGTATGGTTGTTCCCAGCCACAGCAGGAGACAGTGGTGTTATTGGTTACAACGTATTTGGTGGAGTCATGGACGAAGTGAACTTCATGTCCGTGATAGAGAACAGTAAGGCCAGAACTACGACCAACGGTAAGTATGACCAAGCGGATAGCCTACAGAAGTCACTGATAAGGCGTATGAAGTCAAGGTTTATGAAGAAAGGGAAATTGCCCGGGATACTGCTCCAGATTTCGTCAAGTCGATACCCAGAGGATTATACGGAACGCCGGCTCAAGGATGCGGAAGATGACCCAACGATATTCACGAGGAGATATGCTCAGTGGGATACGCTCCCTGCTGATAGGTGGACAGGGAAGAAGTTTTGGATTTCGTTAGGAGATGGTACAGAAGCACCACGCATCATAGAAAATGAAGAGGAATATGCTAAGGCAGAGGAGAAGAACCTGCCATTGCTTGAGATACCCGAGGAGTTCAGGAAGGACTTTGAAGGGGACATTGATG